ACCAGAACGGCTTCTGCGAACCACCCAAGCGAGGTCAGCCAGAGGCGGGTGTCCTCGCGTTTTTCGAGAGCGCGGCACTCCGCACGATGGAAACCGGCTTTGAGCAGCCCCGGGATCATAACCTTGCGGATATGCCTTGTCACGCTGGTCACGACCCTCCCCCATCCGGGGGTTCCGAAGGCCCAGCAAGCCGCAGTCACGGGCGTCATGCGATAGGCACCCCAGGCCGCCACGGGCTCCCCGGTGTCGTCGCGCCACGCGATCCAGCCAAGGCCATGCCGGGCCATGACGACCGTTTCCTCCGTCAGCCTTCGCCTGTTCAGCGGGCCGCGCGCGGCTTCGAACTCCTCCAAGTCCTCAAACCGCAGGCGGTCCACTATGTGGCGGATCGGCTGCTGCGCTATCGCCGTTATTCGGGCCACTCTCGTCCTTCTTGTGAAGTTCCGTGATCATGTCGTGGACGCGCTTCGCGCGGTAATGCAGCGACAGCGCCTCGCGCTCGGCGCGTTGCCAGTTCTCCTCCTCGAAGAAGTCCCAGACGCCCCGAAGGCTCCGGTCCATCTCGTTGATCTCGTTGCGGACCTTGGCGATGCCCTGGTCGCGTGCCTCGATGGGGCTCATTTTCAATGTCTCCCAGATTTCCAGTACTTGCTTCCAGGTAATATCCATCAGTCGGTGTCGCTTGGCGAATAATGCACGAACAACTTGGAGAACGTCGCAGGCCCCGGCGCATTGCATGTCATCTGCAACTGGACGTGGGTGGAGCGCGACTGGACCGGGATGCGGCCAACCAGCATGGTCGGCCCGGTGAGCGTGCACCACGTGTCCCAAGGCTGGCTGGGGCTGCCGTCAAGCGCGGGGTCGAGCGACGCCTGCACGCTCCAAGTGTTGGTGCAGATGGCGTCGAAGCCCTCGTACCACTTGAAGGTGGTCGGCTTGTCGAAGCTTAGCCACGGCAGGAGGATCGACACGGGGCTGTTGTCGTATTGCAGCGCGCCCGGGTTTCCGAAGCGGTAGACGTGGCCGTTGGTGTCGCGCAGGACTACGTAGGGGTCCGCGTAGACCGCGTCGCTGATCTGGAAGGCGGTGCCGTTCTGGTCGGTGGCGTCGTAGACGCTCCACGCCGAGATGTTCGGGGAAGCGAAATTGGAGAGTATGTAAATCCGGTCGGGGAACACCATCCAGATGCGCCCGGAACGGGGCGAGAGCACCGCGATGCAGGTGGACATCCACCCTTGGCCTTGTTGCCCTATGAGTTGTTGTATCAGAGGATCGAGAGGCGATCCGACATCGGCGACCGCCGCCGTGAGCGACAGGTCGCGGGCACGTAGAGATCGTATTCCATGGGTTCCCAGGAAATAAACATCATTGGCCACGTATTGTCTCACGGAGCGCGCGGCGAGCGTGCCTGCGTCGCGCAGCGTCTGGTAGTACTGGTTGAGACTGGGATCAGGGTCCAGGAACCACAACTGGCAGGACAAGGCCGAGAAGATGGCCATCTTGTCGTAGTAGACTTCCATCGAGAGAAGGTAGTCGCTGTCGCTGTCGTTGGCCCCGAGATTGATGAAGCCCGAGCCGTTATGCGCGACGTTGCCGGATGCGTCGGGCGGGGGGTCCACCCAGGTCGTCGGGTCGCCGACGGCGGAGAAGAACAGGGTGCGCCCGATCAGCCCGTACATCTTCTCCTTGTAGGTGCGGATGTAGGTGCCGCGCGCCTGGCTGGGAGACGACGCGCCGGGAACGGCTACCCCGTTGTAGTAATGGTAGACGCCGCCCGGTGTTCCCCAAAAGACGGCGTAGACCATGCCGTTATAGACATCGAAATTGGCCTGCACGGTCAGCGGGCCTCCCGGCGAGGGCGGCGTGATGCCGATGACCCCGATATTGCCCGTGTCCGGGGCTACGTTGGAGCCGCCCGGAAGATGCGTGTAGGGCTGGCCGTTGACCGCGCAGAGGCCCAGCGATCCCGCAGGCGCGTCGCACCAGTACTGGAACACGGAGCGCTTCTCGATCTCGCCCCCCGGCGTGATGTGCGCGTTCGAGAGCAATCGCATCGTGCCTGCGGGCGCGGTCAGGGAAGACTTCCTTAGATCCATCCCGGCCTTGAAATCGGCTATCTCATAATATAGTGTAGGTCCGCCGCGTGTTCCTCCTCCTTTTGCCATGTATAATTGCTCCTAATCCAAGTGGTTCCAGGAGCGGCGTGTAATAATCTTTGAAATAGTGCTTTGCGTTACATTAAACTTCTTGGCTAATTCTTCCTGATAGCGATCATGGCGTGGGTATGTGCGGATGAAAGCTATGTCGTCTGCGGTGAACAGAGTATTAGACTTGTCCACACCGCGAACCGTGTTGCCGTGGCGCTCGCGGTCGTCCATGTTGTCCTGCGGAGTGCCGTAGGCAAGGTTCGAAAGCGCGTTGTTGCGGAAGTTGCCGTCAAGGTGCCTGCCGACCATGCCCGAAGGACGCGGCCCGACAAACGCTTCGAGCACAAGCAGATGGACTTTGGTGGCGCGGTATCCAGACTTGAACCGCACGCAGGGAAGGCTAACGATAAGTGTTCCGCGTCCCGTAGCAAGTTTAAGCAAGCGTCCACTGATAAGAGAAAGCACACCCCCAAGATCACTAACCATATAGCGACCTTCAAAACCTACTACATCCCGCCAGTTTTCTATAACTTTATTATTCACTAAGGCCCTCCATACATGGGCACGTAGTCCAGCCACGGCGTTAGTCTTCTCTGGTCATCGAATTGCATGTCGCCGCCGTCACGCGAGAGGCTCTTCATCTGCCGCTGCTGCGCGCCGAGACGCGCGATCATCATGCGCTTGTAGGTGTTCGCCTTCTGAAGCTTGAGCTGCGCCGCCTCGCTCTTCTGCTGCGCCAAGATTTCGGCCGCCGCCATGAGGACGATGAGGGTCGCGTCGAGGACGCAGGTGTCGCTGTCCGCGATCAGCTGGTTCAAGGGGGCGTTGCCCTCGACGCGCAATGAATAGGGGTAATTCGGCGGCGGGATCGGCCAGACCTCGAACTGCGCTGCGGCGTTGGTTCCCGAAATGGCGTCCCAGCTGGCGCGGTTCTGCCAGCGCCGGGGCGGCCAAGCCTGGACAAGCTCGCCGCCCATCGTGGCGTAGACGGGCGGTTCGATGCCGTAACCGAGTTCCACCCAGTTCACGCCCTGCGGCCACCAGATGCGCAGGATGGAATCGAAGGGAAGCTGCTGCGGGTAGTCGTAGAAACGCTGCCCCGCGATCATCGGGTAATCGTACCATATCTTCAGGTGCGGCCACTCGATGTCGTTCCACTGCTCGCGCTGCACCCGCGCCAGCTGGTAATTATAGAAGCTCGTGAGATTGGTGGTCTGCCCCGGCGTCGGAGACTGGAAGGTTTCCGCCAGAAGCTCGGTGCGAAGCTGGCTGAGAGGCACCCCCAGCCGCATCTGGCGGAAGGCCATGACCGAACTCCCTTAGACGGCTTCTTCCACGTCTTCCGGCGCGAAGAGCTTGACGCGCGGGGCCGAGGGCTTCTCCGGAGGCCGCTTCTGGGTGCCCGTGCCTGTCGGGTCCACGGGCCAGCCCGGAGCGAAGAACTCCATGTTGAAGCTTCTGCCGGCATAGACCAGATCGACCGCCTCGAAGCCGTAGATCGAGGCGAGGCGGTGCTTCTCGTTGAGGTTGGAGGAGCGCGCCATCAGCCCGATGGGCTTGATGTCGTAGATGGCGTCGTCGCCGTGCATGGACTGGAGCACGGCGATCTCGTTCCAGGTCACGGGGTTGTGGGCCTCCCGGACCACCACCGTGCCGGGGTCGCCGCCCACCACGATCTTGCAGGCACAGAGATGCTGCGCGTTGCGCTCGTTGAGTTCGGGTTCGTCCGGCACGGCGGCTTCTCCTTTGTCGTCTGGCGGGGTACCTTACGCTTATGCCACGTCGAAGACGAGGGAGCTGTTCATCTGCGTCACGCAGATTTGGCCCGTGGACGTGATGCTGCGGTACAAAACGAACTGGTTCGCGGGGCGCGCCGGGGTGTGGTCGTGCCTCCACTCGTCCTCCATCGCCATGAGGAAGATGCATTTCGGGTCGAACCAGTAGAGCCTCTTGGGGAAGCCGAGATCGTCCAGGGTCGGGTCGTACTCGACCTTCGTGCCTCCGGGCAGGATCGTCTCGCCCATCGAGATGTCCTGGTTCTTGTCGAAGCCGGTGATCGTGTAGTAGCCGTTGGCGCGACGCTCCGTCTGGATGGCGTCGATGAAGGCCGATCCGGCCAGCGCCTTGGTCGGCTTCCCGCCGTAGCGGATCAATTGGTAGTATTCATGCTGAAGCGTCTGGAGGATCGCGCCGCCATTCGCGACGTTCATGGCGACGGGCGCGCCGCCGAGCCCTGCGGCGAAGGTCGGGTCCGCAGCGGCGTAGGCCGCCGTGTAGGCGCGGTTGCGCCACCACGAGTAGGTGGCGTTCGAGCGGTCGAGCCCTCCGCAGAGCCCTGCCATCGGGTTCGCGACCACGATGCTCTGCATCCCGGCGAGCGCCTTCGCGTCGGCGGTTCCGTCCTGCCACATGAGCTTGTTCATGGTGCGGGCGTACTGCTCGCCCAACGAGAACAGCTTCTGCTCCAAAAGGTTCACCAGGACCGTAAGCTCGCGGCGGGTGTGCTCGGCGGTGCGCTCGCCGTTGGTGTCCACCACGCTGATGCCGTCGATCTTGAGTTCGGTGTGGGTGAGGGTCAGGCCGATGTGATGCTCACGCCAGGGAAAATTGGCCCTCTGGATGTTGGCCGGCGTGAAGAAGTTGACCATGTCGTTGTGGGTGTAGCCCTTGACGACATCGTTGCCGGAGCCGTCGCCGTAGACGCCGACGACCGCGAGGCTGATATTGCCCTTGCCGCCGGGGAAGGTCTTCTTGGAACCCTCGAAGTGGTTCAAGAGCGGCTTGTTCTGGATGGTCTGGTCGAAGACGCTCCCCTTCTTGAAGTAGAAGTCGAGCGAAGCGTTCGCGATGCTCGCGATCTCGTTTGCCGTGAAGGCCATTGCCTAACCCTCTAGGTTAGGCGCGTCGCGCTCTCTCCAGGCCCAGCAATGCCGCGTCCATCATTGACTTCGGCTCGGGGCGAACGCCGACTGCGCCGCGCTGCGTGGCGCTCGGGGTTCTCTGGGTGGCCCGGGGCGTCGGCGTGAACGAGCGGGCCGTGTCGCTGGCGCGGCGGTAAGCCTCGTTCGCGATCCAGACCGCCTGCTCGGGCGTCTGCGGTGCGCCGGTTTCCTGAACCACGGACCAGAGAAGGCTCCGAACGAGTGGCTCCTTGCGCGCGTAATCGGGGTCTTGCGCCTTCACCTGGGCTTCCCACTGATCGACGGTGCCTTGCACCGCCGACTGGATTTGCGCCCGCTCGCCCTGCTGCGCCTGCGTGGTCAGCTGCTGGGTGGAGCGGATCGCCTCCTGTTCCGCGAGCGCCCTGGCGTACCTGTCGCGGGACGCCTGCGAAGCCATGTCATGGGACATTCGTCCCTGCTGGACGGCCTGCGTGAGATCGGGCGGAAGCGTGATGCCCAAGGCGTTGGTGGCAAGCTGGACGTAAGGGGCCACGCCCGTGAGGAACGCGTTGAAGTCGCCCCGCCGCATGGCGGCGGCCAAGTCCAGCGTCAGCTGGAAATCCTCGCGCGCGATGTCGTTGCGAACGAGAAAGTTCCTCAGCGTGTGCGTGACTTCGGCATCGGCCCGCGCGGAATTACGTTGACCGAGGAGCTGCTCGATGCGTTCACGGGTGCCTCTCTTGTAAGCCGCGAGTTCCTTCTCGTCGGGGTCTTTGGAGAGGTCCGGTCCCTCGGAGGGTTTCCCCTCCTCCGATTGCTCGCGCTCCGGGGACGGCGATTTCCCGGTGAGAACGTCCGGCTCTTCCGTCTCTTTCAGGTCTTTGCCGACCGCCTTGAGAACGGCTTCCAGAAGTGTCTCTTTGTCCTCTTCGCCTGCGGCTTTGGACGGGGCAGCCTTATCGTCCTGTTGTTCCCTGGAGAGTTCGGCATCCTTCTCGGCCTGACTAAGCTCGATCTCGACCCCGGCCTCGGGATCGATGTCGTCAGGACGTATCTCAATGCCGCTGGCGCTCGATGAGCCCGCCATTTACATCGATCTCCTTCGAACGGTGCCTACGTTTACAGCAGGCACGGGTTTTGGTGCAAGACGGTAACGCACCATAAGATTTCTTATGCTTCTCTCGTCCGCTCGTGCTCGGGCGCGGGTGCCGGGGGATTCCAGATTGGACGCTCGCCAACGATCTCTTTCAGCATGTCGCCCATCGCCTCGCGCATCAGCCCCAGGAAAGCCGTCTTATGGCTTTCGTCCTGCACGAAGCGCATCCGGATCGTGCCAAGCATGATTGCGCCTTCCATCGTGCCGGTCTGCGCGTAATACGCCACCCAGAACTCACCCTCCTCGCGCATCGCGAGCCGTCCGATGTCATCCATATTTCGTTCCCGCATTATTTGAGTTCAACGTGCCATCATCCCTCCCGGTGGAGGCGGGACGGGACCAGGAGTTGGGTTTGGTGGCGGGGGCCGTCCCGTCTGGTCCGGGGGCCGCTGCGCCCCCGGGGGCGGTCCTTGGGGGGCGTTGGCGGCTCCGGCGGGGCCTTGGGCCGCGCCCGCGCCCGGGAAATCCATCGCGCCGCCCGGTCCTTGAGGCCCTTGAGCCAGCTTCGCAGCCATCCCGTTGAGGGCGACGATGGAGGGGAGGGCACTTTGGAAGGCTTGAGTGAGGTCCAATCGGTCGTCCAGCCTTCGGATAAGCTCCTTCGCCAGAAACTCGGGGTTGATCCCCGGCAGCTGCATGAGCATGGGGAAGATGCGCTCGGCATTGGCGATCTCCTGCGCCTGATTGGGGCGTCCCGTGGAGCCCGCCTCGATCTCCAGCCAAAGCTCGTCCGCGATCTGCTGGCGGCTCATCTCGGGCCAGACCGAACCCTCCCCGACGATCCTCTTCACGGTGTCTATCGTGACTTCCTGAAGAAGGATTTGCGACCCCGTCCGCGCGATCTGGGTCAGGAGGTCATCGATGTCGTCGATATTGGAGCCCATCGCCGTCGCCCGCGACGCCTCGGCGATGTTCGACTGCGTCGCCGTGGGAGAACCGCCGGGAGGCCCCATATTGGCTTCCTGCACGCCCGTGACGCGCAGCATGTCCGTGTAGAGTTGCTCGGTGTCGTATAGATTCGGATCGATTGGCGGCCCCTTGAACGGTTGCAGGAGGTCGTCCACCTTCTGCCCCGGCTGGAGGCCGTTAAGCTCGATGATGGCGTTGTCCGGGTGGTTGGAGAGCTTGTCCAAGTCCTCCGCATCCACCATGCCCGACGCGACCACCGTCTTCGGTCGTGCAGCACGACGATGCTCCCGCATCCCCTGGCGGGCGCGGTTGTATTCCTGCTGCATGTCCTTGATGAGCTTCACGTCCGACGGCGGATAGACCATCAACTCGTGATCGACATCGTTCAGCGTGAGCGGGAACCAGGGCCAGAAGCGGTCGGTGTAGACTTCGGGCGAGGCGGGCTCGCGCAGGAAGTCCGGATAGCCGTCACACAGCGTATAAACCAACCCGTCCTTCTTGCTGTAGATTTCCCAGACGCAGGCGTTTCTGCTGTCGCCACTGTCAGAAATATCATCTTTGTTGATCTTGCTTTCGAGGATGGTGAAGCCATGCCGGGTCACAACGGTAGCATTGTCGCTGTCGAAGTTCTTGTACGCGGTGAAGTTCTTGCCGACATCTGTGTCGTAGATTTCTTTGACCTCGTTTGGGGAAAGGATATACTGTTGCGCCACCCAATTCGCGCCAAGGAACTCCTTGATGGAGATCACTTTCGGGTCCATTATGATATCCGTCGAGAGCGGATAATCGAATGTGAGCCCTTCGCGCACCACGTATTCGACCTCGGTGCGCAGGTCGTTCAGCATAAGGCGCATCTGCTCGGCTTCGGCCCCGTCCGGGTCCGCTTCGTCGTCGTGGATGTCTGCCGACAGACGCTCAAGCGTGGCGAGACGGTTGTTGATGTCGGCGATGCGCGCCTCGATCTCGGGCCGTTTCTGCATGACCCTCTCGAAGCCGATCTTGACCCAGCCGATGCCGGTCGTGCAGGCACGCCTGACCACCATCTTCATCATCGCCTTGAAGTCCTGCGGCTGCTGGGCGATGTCATGCTCGAAAAGAAGCTGTAGGGTCTTCGCGATCTTGTCGAGTTGCTGCTCCTCGGTGCGGACCCGCCCCGCGTCCTGGATGATCGGCATGGCCGATTGCTGCATCTGGTTGACGCTCGCCATCGCCTGGGCCGCCGCGTTGGGATCGCCCTGGCCCATCGCCGCCGCCTGCTGCGCCTGCGTCGCCTGCCCCATCATCTGGGTTCCGGCCGCCTGGATCGCGACGAGCGTGCTCTGGTCGCCGTCCCAGAGGGTGTTGAGAATTCTCTCCCGGCGCTTCGCCACGAATTTCGGGTTCTTCGCGTAGAAGAACGCCACGCGCTGCGAGATGACCCGGAGGCAGAGGTTGGCGACGTAGCGGTTATCCCGCTCGTTGTTGGTCCACTGGTAGCCGTGGGCGAAGTCCTGGTCGTCCCGCATCTTCTCGAAGAGTGGTGCCCAGTACTTGCAGGCACGCTTCAGGCGGTCGTTCCACTTCTTGACCAGGGCTTCCCGGGCGTCATGGGGGTCCGGCTTGTCCCGCTTGATGATGTCCTGCTTGGCGGCTTCTTCGAGCACGTTCTCGGGGATGCTCGGCTCGACGCCCAGCATCTGCTCCAGCATCGACTGCATCTGCGTGGTGGGCGGCCCGTTGGGGTCTTGCAGTCCAAGCATGTCACCATCCGCCCGTGGTCAGGGAGCTTTTTCGCTCTTTCTTCTCGCGCTTGCTGTCCTCGATCACCCAGGCGAGCGTGCCTTGCTTCGGGGCTTCGGAAGGGGGAACGACGCGCTTCGGCTTGCGCGTATGATAGAGCCCCAGCCCGATCAGCGCCAGCGTGTCGACGAAGTCGTCATGGACGCCGGAGGGGAACTTTATCATCTGGTCGTAGGCTTCCGCCCACCAGGAGGCGAACACCGGGAAAAGCACGCCCTGCTGGGAGATGCGCCCCGAGATGGACTGCGCCCGCTGCTCCTTGTCGAGCGCAGGCACCAGTTCATAAAGAGAACAGAAGACGCGCTTCTCCAGCATGCGCTTTCTCAGGAACGGCCCGATGGACTGCGAGATATGATGCTTCTCGGAGAACCAGAACACCGGGTGGTACTTCTGCATCATCACCAGCATGGCTTCGATGACGGTCGCAGTGTCCGATTGTCGCCAGAAGAGATCGGGCATCACCCAGATTTGGTCATGCTCGTCCACACCCACCGCCATCAGGCAGGTCTTGTCGCGGCCCTGTTTCAGCGACACCGCATGATCCGAAGCGCAATAGAAGCGCAGACGCTCCTTGTCGGGTATCGACTTCACATACTTATAAGGACGGAAATGCTTCGCCTGGAAGAACGCGCCTTCCTCCGGCGTGGGCCGCCCCTGGTAGAGGGCCTGGAACCCCCGGACATCGGTCTGCCTGATCGTGCCGAGATAGTCGCGGTCGAACCTCTCCGGCCAGAGCGGCTCGTTCACCATGCGGCCCAGCACGTCGCCCTTCAGCGCCAGCGCCGGCATCTCGATGACGCGCCACTTTTGGGCCTCGGCCTCGACGTAGCAGGGGTTCAGGGGATCGGTGAGCCGCCCGATGAGGTCGTCCTCGTGCCAGCGGGTCTGGATGACCACGATGGCCCC